CGTTCTGCTGATCGAGCATGGCCTGCTGCGCTGGCGCAAGCGTCGTGTTGACGGCCCTGTCTGGGCTTCCAATCTCGCCGGTATAGAACAGGGAGCCATAGGGCGTGTTCTGCCCAATCTGGTTCATCAACGCGCTTTCGCGCACGGCTGCGGAGTTCGCCGCAGCCTGCGCATTCGCCGTTGCGACGGGATCCGGTGGTGCGGGTGCGCTGTCGTTACTCTTGCCCATGATCTGCTCCGTAGTTTTTGATGAAATCAGGCTTTAGCATCCGCATGATTACGGCGTGCCTTTTGAACCCAAACTGATGCGCAAGCACGGCCTCTTGGGTAAACCCGACGTGCCTGTTGACCTTCAGCGCCTTCTCGTTATCGAACGCCGTGGCCGTCCAGACCTTAAAGCAGTTCAATTGATAAAAGGGATACGCCAAAAGACCGAAAATGATTGAACGACGCGCCCACATCGGGCTGACCGCCGCCATGCTTAACTGAATTGTTCCGAATTGCTCTTGATAGTCGTGATAAACCATTCCGGCAATTAGCCGGTCATTGCCAACGCCAATCGCCGCCACAGGCCCGCCAAATCCACGGTCCCCAACGTCAGGGATATGCGCCGCCACCCAGTTAGCAACATCCGCGTCATGGCCGTAGATAAGGTTCACAGAGGCCCGCCTGCGACATACAGCCAGTTGGTCGCAAGCCATGAAGGCTGGTTGACTCCCGTTGAAATTCGGATGCGAATGGATGCTGCGCGACCGACGCCACGGATGCCACGCCAGCCACGGTAAGTCTGTGAAGCCGAACCCCACAGGCCGACGCCCCACTTTGCAACGCCCCACAAACCCGCCGGCTCTGGGTACGACGCAGCGGTGGCGGACGGGGTGGGAATGCTATAGTCCAGGTTCACGTCAATGCTGACTGATGGCGATCCCTCGCTTTGGAATATCGGCTCAACAAGCGTGAAGCGTTTATTCGTGCCAGGCGAGCGGAAATGGTTGAACGCCTGGAGGGCGTCAGCATTGATGTCTGAGCCGGCATCGCTGGACCCGGAATCAAACTTATAAACAACGCCGTCGTCCATGCCCCCGAAATACGCCTCGTCGTTCATCAGCCCCCAGCAGGCAGCATTGATGCCGGTAAACCGGCACGGCGCTCGCGTTATTGTGTTGAACACATATTGATAGGCTTCGGTTGCTGTGCTGGGGACGTTGAAGATCAGCATCGTGCCCTTGGGATAGATGAATGGTTGCCATCCGAACAGCGACCCACCATCCCGCACGGCGTCGTTCACCGCTTTGTTGATTTGCTGCGAAATGGATACCGCTTCTGCTTGTGATCGGTCTGCAAGCAGGATCTGTGACGCGGCAACGAAACCGTCCTGGGTCACCATAATCAGGTCCGCTCCGCTCTTGATCATGCAACGCCGTCCGACCGGCTTGCCGATGCGAAACACCCCGACTAGACTCCACGTAGTAGCTGAGTTTGGATCAGTGCCCTGATAAACAATGGCCTCGCCTTCACTCGTGAGGAATACCGCAACGTCGTCCTGTCCGTCACCGGCATCGACACTCCAGGTGCCCATCGCCATCAGGTAGCCGCCCAGCTTACTCACAGCACCCAGCGGAAATTCCACTGCTGTCCCAGATATAGAATTGACGGCAAGATACCACGCCGACAGGCTGTTTTTCTCACCAAACCAGAGGCGGCGCTGGTGGTTGTTCACCCACTCAAGGTTAGCCATTGTCGGGCCTGACGCGCCCGAGGTGGCCCACGACGACCCATCAAAGGTCAGTGGCGTGTCCTGGCCGTTGACTGCAAACAGAAAATGCCCGCCCGATGTGCTGATTTGGGTGGACTGAAATTTGGTGTTGGACAGACCTGACACAACGGCAGCGCCGACAGCGCCTCCGCCTGACACGTCAAAGATCGAAGAGCCATTGCCCGCGAACAGTTTGCCGACGCCAGTGGTAGGCACATACTCAATCAGGCTGTTTACTTCCCCGGACATTCCCGTGGCGTAGCTCGTGTATCCCTTCCGAACGGTCACTTTGTCCGTTGACGGGAAGAAATTGTCCAGAATGACGGCATTTTCGGCAGGCATGTCAGCAAGCGCGTTTCTGGTGTCCCAGCCTCCCACTGGGGGCGGGAACGACGCTGTGCGGGCGGGTGCTCTCATTGGCTTGCCTCTGCTTCGCTGTTGCCCAAAAGGCCGTAACCCAGAGTGAGGCCGCCAAGGCCGGACGCTAGAAGGTCGCGGCTGTTGATGTTGCGGGGGTCGAATTTGGCGAAACGGGAGCGGATTTGGTTCGCGTTGTCGTCAAATATGACGTAGTGGCGAGCGTCTTGCGTCCCTGTCATCCCCGGCAGCTTGACGCCACCAAACCCTTGCCTATTGCTGAACACAGAAGCGTCCATATCAATGCTGTCAAACCCAGCCTTCTTGAAAATGTCGGCAATCACCGCACCGGGAGATGCCATTTTTCCTGAAAAATCGTCATAAACATCGTTAATGTTGGATCGTAAAATGTTGTCAAAATCTGACGCCGAAATGCCGCCGTCAATGGCATCATCCATCAACTTGCCTAAAACATCATCGCGAGTGAATTGGTCCACTTGCCATTCATCAAACGCCTCTTGTGTCGCGCGTAGCAAGTCCACAAATGGCCCATCTTCGCCAACAATATCTTCGCCATCGGCGCTGTATTTTATGTTGTAATCAAAAAACGTCTCACCATCGCCGCCAACCTTTACAGGATTATTCATTGCAAGCCGAACGGGGTAAACTGTGCCGTCGTTTTCAATCCCAAGGCGCTCGCGGGCTACCGCGTCCAGGGCTTCATCAATCTGGCCTTGGGAAAGGTCCGCAATATCGTCAACGTCAACATCCCGGTATTGCCAATAATCCAGAATTGTATCGTCATCAAAGCTATCTGCCGCCAACTCTATCTCACGCTGGATGCGTTGCGTAATGTCTGGGCCTCCATGATCTGCATAGTTTGCGTTCACGTCGTCAATACTGTTGGTGAAGTAATGGTTCGCGCCGTAATGGCCTTCGGGTGTGCTGTAGGTATTCCGAAATTCAGTGATGTTGCGAGGCGAGCCGTGCCATGCGTCAACGGGAAACGTCTGGTTTGCCCGCGCCATGCGGCCCACCTCATCCATGGGCACGTCATCAGCTACCCGTGCGGCGTCGTCTGCGCGGGCGGGGTCGAAGCCAAATTCGTGAATGCTGTCGCCGTTTGTGTAAATATCTCTTGCGGGGACTTTTCGTTCTATAATTGAATAATCTCCACGGAGGGTGCCTTCTCCATGATCTATTGCATAGTTCCGATTCACCGTGACCCAATCACCCGCAGATATTTCTGCCCCACTTGCGTCGGAAGGCACCGCCCGATAAATGGAAACCATCTCATCAGGGTTGCCCTTGAGGCTGTTTAGAATTTCAACGGTTTCTTGGTCCATAGCCGGATTGCCTGTTCCATAATACTGAACAGCATTCGGGGAATAAACATCATCTGGATAAACCGCTCCGCCACCCGTCAAGTCGTGCGCTGGCGCACCGCTGTCCCGCATAGGAGGACGGTGCATCCCCGCGTAATCATCAACTGATTCCCCCGCCCTGTTTGCGTTTGCTTCGGCTCTCAGCGCAGCTATTCGGTCCCGCTTTGCCATCCGGCTCACCTCGTCCATGGGCAGATCATCAGCTACTCGTGCGGCGTCGTCGGCTGCGCCTGAAAGTGCGTCAGCCACGCCTCCCGCTCTGCCCAACGACCCGCGCTCGTCGGCAAGAAACCTTGCAACACTCGGATTATTTATAACGTCTTCAGCGACGTTTACGCCTGCCCGGACGAACGGCTTGGCTAATGCCCCGACCCCAAGGACATCTGCCACACCCAAGGCAGTGTTAAAAACATCCATTCCGCCGCTGTTGCCGTATTGAATCTCATCAAGCGACATTCCAGGGGCCATTGCGACCAGATTGCTAACAATCTCCGCAGTTGGTTTGGGGTCCGGTGTAGTGCCCCTTTGTTCATTTGCAAGCGCATCCCACGGGAGCTGCGGGACAAGTGTGTTTTCGGGCAGATACTGCGCCAGAAATGCTCCTATCCGGTCGGCTAATGGATCATCAGTCGCAGGGACGAGGGTGGGCTGCTGCAAGACGCCTGGACGCGTGTCATCAGCAGCCATGCGGCGCATAGGACCACTAGGCGGACGGTTCAACGCCTGCGCCCATACGCTGCTGGGTGATAACCGATCAGATAAATAACCCATTAAAGGCGTCCTGCTGGGCCGGGTCGATCTGGCCCGCCTAAGTTTGATCCACTGCGTCCAGGCCGTCCACCGAAGCCGCCGCCAGTTGCGCCACTGCCGCCACCGACACCGGATCCGCTGCGCCCGCTGTAACCGCCGCCCTTGCCTTGACGGGAGAGACCTACGGGCGCACCGCCAAAGTTGAAAGATGCGGACGACAGGGCTTCTGGCCTTCCCATAAAGCCCTGCAACGACTGGGGCGACCTGGTGGGGCTAGGCTGTGCTTGAGCTGCCATATCAGACCGCCCACTAGCGCCTGCGTCGTCGGCGGCGTTGAAGGCTGCGCTGGCCTGCCGTGCAGCCATCTGTTTGTCGAACGCTTCTTTCGTCACGCTAACGTCGTGAAACGGAGAAAGTGTTCTCGCAACGGCTTCAAAAAAACCCATTGGCTCTAAGTCCAAATCTTTTCCAAACTTAGTGCCCATGAGTTCGCGTTGAGCGTTTTCCCTCGAAAGGCTCTGGGCAGCGTCGATGGCTGTGGCTCCTATGCTCAGGCCCGGAACAGCAGCGCCACCGAGGGCTGCGCCAAACTGCGCCAAGCCACTGTCGAGAAGTGCGCCGCTATTCGCAATCTTGCCAGTGCTCGTCTGCGCGCTGGGTCGATTGAGGCCGGCTGGTGAAAACCCGTCAAAGCCGCGCTCGGCGCGCGTGGTGGCAGGACCGGCGCTCCAAAGCAGCTTGTCTGATAGTGTGCCCATTAGAGCACTGTGATGTTGGAGCCGGACGTCACCGGGGTTCCGGTGAAGTGTCGCCCGCCGCCGAAGATGTCAGCCGCCACCAGGATGCCCGGCGAGGCTTGATCGTTCCGCGTCAGGTCGTCAGCGTAGTCAGTCATCTCCTTATAGGCCACGTCGTTCGGCAAGCCCTCATCCGATAGGAATGTGAACTTCGTTGCCTTGACCAGAAGCTCTTCGTCAATAACACCAACATCAGTGTCAGCAGCCATTGCGGTCTGGCCCGTCCCTCCAGAGCTTTTGCACCAGTGAGTGCTGATGTACTCAAATGCCAGTGCCTTCCCTGCGCCTGGCTCCGGGAGAATTAGAATGTCATCACCGCGATAGGTAAACTTGTTATCGCCGGTGTAGTTGAATGCCTTCAAGCCCTGCCACTCGACAGCGCCCACCGGACCAGAGACCAGATCATAGTCGCTGCGGTTCCAGAAGGTTTCAGGAATAAACCTGTCGAAATCTGCCGGCAGGATTGATGTCTGGGTAGATCCCCCAACCGACGTGAATGTTCGCTCTTTGCGGAGAACTTGCCACGCAACGCCCTTCATCAAAGCCCAGCCAGACTTGTTCACATATCGAAGCAGCTTCTGGGCATCTGTGGCTGAATTGCCGGCGACTGTAGACGGACGACTAATGCCAACCTCGTCGGCAACGGCTGTGCAAATTGTCAAAAGGGTCATGCAGCCTCCAAAAAAAGAGGGGTGGAGCCGAAGCCCCACCCCGGTAGTGATTAGTGAAGGCCGAGGCGACACGCAAGCTGCGGGCGCACGGTCTTGTAGCCGTAGAGGATGTCAAGCCTGCAAGGCATGGCATCGCTTGAGATGTCGTAATCTCGGACAAGGCGAACCGAAATTCCGTCAACGACTTCACGAGCCTTGAAGTCAACGCCCTGGGGCATAACCAGATCGGCAGTTGCGAATGCAAATGCGTCCTTGTGGTAACCCATGCCAACCGAATAGTCCGCACCGGAACCGATGGCGGTTGAGCCGTCCGATTCCAGTTTGAAGATTGCGGCGTTGTTGGCAGGCATAGCAGCCACGTTCTGGCGACCAGTCGTGGTGTACAGCGCGGGAGAGAAGGACAGAGTCGTTGCGCTGGTGCCGGTCGTTTCAGTCACAACAAAACGCTGCAATTCACCCGTGTCGGACTTGGTTTCCGGGTGGACGCGGTTGACACCAACAATCGTGAAGATGTCGCCCTTGTTCCATGTGCCGGCACCGGTATCAACGGTCAGGCTTGTGGAGCCCTGCGCAATGGTACCGGCGTCATTCACCAGATAGTCGCCAGTGCCATCATCCGTGCCGGTCGTGTGGATCGGCCAGAGGGTGTTCTGGTAAACATGCTGAAAGCCCAAGAAGTTCGGGGCGACCATGCCTTCGCGGTAGTTCTTGCCAATCTTGCTCTGGTCGTTGAACTGGCCCTTGACCGCTTCAAGCAAGTCCACGTTGTACTGCGTGGGCATGTTGAGGCAACGCGGCGAAATGGGTGCCAGGCTGTCGGTCAGCTTCTTCTGTACCTGAAGGGCAAGGCTCGTGGTTGCGGTGGCACCTACGTCCGAAATCTCGTTGTAGATGTCTTTGTACATTGACAGCGCATCGGCTTCGATGGCCGCAGCAAGAACCGAAGTGGCAGGTTCAATGATGCGCTTGCTGAAGTCGTCGAGGCTCAGGGTCAGGTCAACGGACGTGAAGGACAAATCAACGCCCTTCTGCGTCGAAACCTGGAGCGTCTCGCTGGTTTCAACGGTGTCCTGGGCACTCATGGTTGCGCCGCTGCGGACGACATACTCATTAGGCAGCCGGATCTTCAGGCTGTCACCAATCCGAGCGCCGGACTTTGCAAAGCTGTCGTCATACTGACGGTCAATCGTGCCGATGAAGTTAAGTTTCTGATGCAGCACACGCGCGACTTCACGCGTAACTGCGGTCGGGGTGAGGATAGTATTAGCCATGGTAGAAGTTCCATCTAAGGGATTGAGGGCGCATCACTGCGCTCAATTAGGGGTTATCCTTGTCGGTTAACCTGCTCATTCCGCCTGCGCATCCATTCTTCCGTTGACATCGAATCAGCGTCAGAAACCAGATTCTTTCCGGTCCTGCCACCCCTCGACCTTGACGGCTTAATGGGTTGTGCTTCTGCGGTTGTTGGCTTAGACGCTTTAGACGCCTTTGCCTTTGCGGCATCGAATTGCATCGCCTTCCACGCCATTTCCGTGACGACCGGATTACGCTGCCACAGTTCGGCTTCCCGTTTCGGGATGCCACTGCTGATAGCGTACTTCACAAGGTCGTTGGCGTGTTTCTCGGCAAAGCCGGGAATCCGTCTCTCGACTTCTTTGTGGCCCTCTTCCTCGCTGCGGGCAAGTGCTGCCTGCTGCAAATGGGAAGACTCGCTTTCCAGTCTTGAAACATCGTTGACGATGGCGTTGAACTGTCCTGTGAGTTGCGAGATACGATCAGAAACCTTCCTGGCTTGGTCTGGTTTAGACTGCCAAAGGCGGTTAATGTCGATCTGCTGCAACTGGGCAAGCTCTTGCTTCATCACGTTGCCGCGTGAATACTTCTCCAGTGCCTCGCCGTCCAAAGATTGGAGCTTTTGAACCAACTGCTCGCGGGCTTCAAGGCTCGTTCTCTGTTCGGATAGGGTCTGGAATTTCTTGGTATAGCCGGACTCAAGGTTTTTCGACATCTCCGCAACCTTGGCTGCAATCTCGTCAGGGATCGCCCCTTTGGGCACCCTGAGCTTGTCGCCGCCGAAGTTGATTTCGATTTCTTCTTCCTCGTCGCCCTCAGTATCGTCACCGTCTTCGTCGTCGGTGACTTCAACCGGATCGTCATCGGCCTCCGGGGCATCTGCCTCATCAGCTTCGATTTCTTCCGGTTCGACTCCCTCTTCAGGGCTGGTCGCTTCTTCTTCGCTCATAATCTCTCCT